TGCAAGCCGTAGCCTCGGGCGACGGCTACGGCGCGATCTTCCAGGCGGACACTACCGCGCCGGCACGAGCCCCGGTCCGGATCGTGCCGCAGAACGCAGACCCGACGATCGGTGCGGCCGGCGATATCACGTACTCGTCCACGCTCGACCAGCCGCGCGTGTATGCCGACGGCTGGTGGCAGGCACCTTGGACGACGACTAAAGGTCACTGCCACGCGGTGGCGTACGTCAATCCTGGGCCGACGAGCAACACTGATGCGGGGACGTGGACGGATCTCAACACGGCGACGCTGGCGAGTCCTAACGAGCCGAAGACCGCAGGTGTGATCCTGCTCTACGCAGCCGCAGACTTCGGCGACGTGATCGGGGGTACCCATCACTCGACGATCGACGTCAGGATCTACGACGTGACGAGCGCGGCCGTCGTCTGGTCTGCGACGATCGCCAATATCGATCGCGGGCCGAGCGTGGCTCACCTCTGCCCGCGCGGGTGGTCGGTGATCACTCCGTACGTCACGCCTGCAGCTGGCGCGCGCGAGTTCCGGTTGCAATTCAAGCGGACTGTCGACGTTGACCCGACGCAGGGCGTAACGGCCCGCGGCGCGTGCCTCGACGTGCTAGGAGTGTTTGGTGTCTGATCACAACAACGAGAAATATGTCTTCCCAGCGCCGCGACCGAAGAAGCGACCTGCGAAGAAGGAAGCGGTCGTCGTGCCTGAGGGGCCGGTGCCAGAGCCGACCCGGCTGACGCTCGCGCTCGTCGAAGAGTTCGTCGCCGGAGTGCGACGCGGCAACTTCCGTGAGACCTCAGCCCATGCCCTCGGCGTAGGCAAGGCCCAGATCTACCGGTGGCTCGCGGTCGGCCGGAAATACGACGAGGAACACGGCGAGGCATCCGTGCCCGACAAAAAGCAGTTCGAGTCGTCGCGCGCGTATAGCTGCTGGTACCTGTATCACCACACGATCCTGGCCGAAGGCTGGATGCACGGGTACTTGATCCACGACCTGCTGTCGTCGGATTCGATCCCGGCGAAGATCTGGTTTTTGAAGCATCGCTTCAATCGGCTGTACTCGAACAACCCAAACGCCTGGGTCGACGACGAGACCGGCGACGTGTCCAAGATCGACGCGCCAGCGGTGATTCTCGACCGTCTGCTCGCCCTGCTCGACCGGACCCGCGAGGTCGAAGAGTGACAGGCACGGCGCGAGCTGCCGAGATGTTCGCCGGCCTGAGCACGGCGCAGATCAAGGGCGTGATCTCAGGTCTGTCGCCGCGCGAGCAGCTGGCGATCGTCGACAACTGGGACCTCTGGGCGCTGCCGCATCAGCGAATGCCCGAGGGAGACTGGCGTCGCTGGATCCTCCGTGCGGGCCGAGGCGCGGGCAAGACCCACGCGGGCTCGAACACGACTCACCTCGTCGCGCGCAACCGCAAGATGATCCGCCACGGCGAGATCGGGATCGTAGGACGGACGCACGACGACGTGCGTGCCGTCTGCGTCGAGGGGCCAGGCGGTCTGCTCGACACGGCACCGTCCGATTTCAGGCCGACGTGGCAGACCGGCCACGGCCTGCTCACCTGGCCCAACGGTGTGCGCGGGCGCGTCTTCTCTGGTGACCGGCCCGACGGCCTGCGCGGCGCCAATCTGTCTTGGATTTGGTGCGACGAGGCGGCTGCGTGGCCCGACGGAGACAAAGCGTGGTGGCAGGTGATCGAGCCTGCGCTGCGCGTCGGCTGGGCTCGAGCACTGATCACGACGACGCCGAGGCCCGTGGCGTGGTTGCGCGAGCTCGAGGCGTTGCCTGACACCGTGGTCAGCCGCGCCTCGACGCGTGACAACCCCTGGCTAGCCAAGTCAGCACAGAAGGCCCTGCTGCGCCTCGACGCGACGAGGATCGGCCGACAAGAGCTCGAGGGCGAGTACCTCGACGACACGGGTGCTTCGCTCTGGACATGGGAGACGCTCGAGCGCACTCGGGTCGCTACGCGCCCGCACCGATTCGATCGCGTCGTCATAGCGATCGACCCGGCATTCACGACGCACTCCGATGCCGACGAGACTGGGATCTGCGCCGCCGGGCTCGCCGACGGCCACGCATACGTCCTAGAAGACGACTCAGGCCACTGGCCTGCGACGGTCTGGCCACGCCGAGCGATCGACCTCTATCACCGGTGGGGGGCCGACCGCGTCGTCGCAGAAACGAACTATGCGAAGGACCTGGTCGAGGTCGCTCTGCGAGCGGCCGACCCCGCAGTCCGATTCACGGGCGTGCGTGCTCGCGTCGGTAAGCGAGCGCGAGCCGAGCCCGTAGCTGCATTGTATGAGCGTGGGCTCGTGCACCACGTAGGCGTGCACGGCCAGCTCGAGCGGCAGCTCGNCGAGTGGACCCTCGACTCGAAGAAATCACCCGACCGCCTCGACGCGCTCGTCTACGCGATCACCCACCTACTACTGCCAGCCGATCGGCCAGCCGCGTCCCTACGCGCCTATCTGTGACCACAATGAACAAAAACGACGGCTACGCCAATCTGATCACCGGCACCGCCACTGCCTGGGACAAGTCGACGCACTCGTACTACGCCGAAGAGCGGCGCTTGGACCCCCGCGAGCTGTCGTCGCAATACGAGACGGACGCACTCGCGGCTCGGGTAGTTGACCGCCTCGTCGACGACGCAACGCGGTGCACGTGGCGGGTGCGTAGCGAGTTCGAGGGCTTCGCCTGGTCGAGCGTACAGAGCGAACTCGAGGACCTCGGTGCACTGCGCAAGCTCGGCGACGCCTGGCGCTGGGCTCGGCTCTATGGGGGCGCGCTCGCGGTCACGGCGATCAACGATGGCCAGCCCTACGACAAGCCCCTCAATCTGGATCAGGCGCTTGATTTCAACGGGATCAGCGTGATCGATTCGAGCTGTGTGATGCCCGTCGGATTCGATCCTGGTCTCGGTTCCAGCGCCTTCGCTGAGCCTGAGTCGTACTCGATCACCGTGCCCACGTCCGCGGGCCGCGACAGGCACGTGCACCCGAGCCGAGTGATCCGATTCGACGGCGTGCGCGTGCCGGTGTCGAGGATGATCTACAACGGTGGCTGGGGTCCGTCGATCCTGCAGCGGACCGCCAAGGACCTGCGCAGGCTCGGCTCGGCCCTTGCCTACGCTGAGGCGCTGCTGCAGGAGATCAGCGTCATGGTCCTCAAAATCCCCGGACTACGGGACATGCTCTGCTCGACGAACGGAGAGAACGACGTCAAGCAGATGCTCTCTAACCTGCGCTGGTCGATCGACACGCTGCATATCCTGGCGATCGAAGGCGGCACCGAAGGCGACACTTTCCAAGAGGTACAGCGCAGCGTCGGCGGCGTCGCGACGCTGATCGACAAGTTTGTCGACGCTGCCGTTCGAGCCACGGGAATGCCTCGCGTGATCCTGCTAGGCGAGCAGCCGAGCGGACTGAACGCTGACGCCAGCGGCGAGGTTCAGGCCTGGTACGACTTCGTCGAGAGCCAGCAGAGGCAAGTGCTCGCGCCCGCACTCAATCGGCTGATCACGATCTCGCTGGCGATCCGCAAACGGCGGGGCGCGGTCGTACCCACCGAGTGGACGATCGAGTTCGAGTCCCTCGTCTCGGAGAGCCCGGCGACGGCTGCGGCGACGACCAAGGCATGGGCGGATGCCCATGCGATCCTGATCAGCACGGGGATCGAGACAGCCGACGAGGCGCGCAACGCCGGCAGGGCTAGCGGAGTGCTCGACCTCGAGGCTCGCGTTGCGCCTGCGCCTGTGCTCGCGCCTGCGCTCGCGGATAGTCCCGAGGTCGCAGCACCCCCGCCACCACCGCCACCACCGGATTGCGTCGACGGGTCGGTCCTCGCCGCCGNACTTGGGATCCCCACCGTCCGGCTCACGCTGGCCGTCAAGCGAGGGCAGCTGCGGAACTACTCGCTGCTCGGCGGCAAGCCTCGCTTCTCGCGTGGCGAGGTGATGGCTTTGCTCGGCGAGCAGAATCAGACGCCTGAGGAGCGAGCCGAGCGCGAGGCACTCGAGGACGGTGCCGAGCTCGCGCTCGTGCCCGAGCTCGTACCCGAGCCCGACGCCTAAGGCTCAGGCGTGCTCGCGGGCCATCAGGACCTTCATCGGGACCGAAGATGATCATACACTCGTGACCGATCGAGAAAAACTTAGCCTGGTTCTTGCTTCCCCCACACTCCGCCAAACAGGCAGGGCGTGTAGCCCTGAGCGATCCGCTGGGTCGCCTTGGCATGGGTGTCAACGTCGATCTCCGACCCGATCGCGGACCTGTGTTCTATCGCGGCCGCGAGCAGAGTCGTGCCCGCGCCCGCAAACGGGTCGCAGACGAGGTCGCCGAGCCGCGAGTAGTCGCGGATGATCGCACGCATCACACCGAGTGGTTTGCCGCCTCGGTGCGGACTCCGGCTGTCACCCTGCCCGCGTAGGTACGCACCGGGCAGCGTCCCCCAGGTCGAGTACGCACGCGAGCGAGGCCGAGCAACGGTCAGCCAGACGGTACACGACGACGGCCCATCGCCGGAGAGACGGACCCCGCTGCCGACGTCGACGATCGGGATCGGGGCGAAGACATAGCGGCCCGCCTCGGCGAGCGCCCGCTCCCACCACGGCTGCTGCACGTGGTCGTGGAGCACGACAAACCACCCGCGTGTGCGCGGCGACCAGCTGTCGACGATCCGCTGGATCTCAGGCTCGTCGATCGGATCGTAGGGGATAGACGACCTCTTGCCGGTCGGGTCGGTGTACGCGTGCGTGCGATCGGAGTACGGCGGATCCGATATCCACGTGTCCACGTACTCGACGTCGGCGAGCGCGTCGGCCCAGTGCCCGTGTCGTAGGTCAATCACGATGGCTCCCACACGATCACATGTGGCACGGGCGCCGGGTCCTCGTGCAGCTCGACGCGGATCACCTTGGCAAGGCACTCGATCGCTATCAGCTCCGCCTGCAACTCGAGCCCGATCTCTCGGGCCAGCATCTCTCCGGTGGCTGGGTAGTCGAGCAACTCGTCGAGGTCCTGATGGTCGTAGCGATCGACCACGTCGCGCACGACCCCGTAGGGGACCAGGATCCCGTAGGGAACGAGCAGCGAATCGTCGCCGCGAAACGTGGCATAAACCAGCCACGTGTGGCCGTGCTTGCGCGAGCAAGGCTCGCCGAGGCAAGCGAGCGAATGAGCGGCGGAAAACTTGGCGGGCTTTGGAGTGAGCGTGATGGTCATGGTGGCATTCCTAGATTGATTCTGAAGCGGCGCTCGGCAATGGTGTGGCGAGCATAGGACGCGGCTACAGGGCTATCTCCGTCGTGATGCAGGGCGAGCCCCGGAGCATTCTTCGAGTACCTGGAAACGCTGGAACCGTCGC